GCAACACTTCAAGTAATGATGGATTTAGAGCAACTTATAGGCCGTGAAATTCTGTGGGTGCGTGGGAAAAGCTTCGACCATGTGCTGAATGGCTCCCAAACACGCCTGCCCTCATGGGCGCGGCGCTATTGCACGCAGCAGATGAAACTTGACCCTATGGCAGAATGGGTATGGCTCAATTCCTCTGATGCCATAAACGAAATGCGCATAGGTTTCCGGGCCGACGAAATGGCCCGCGTTGACCGTATGCGCCTCAATCCTGACAGCGGAAAACACAAGTTCCGCACCAGCTACAACCTCAAAACGAAAAAGCACAAGTGGACAACCGTGGAGTACCGCAAGGTCTCGCTACCCCTTGCCGATGACTATGTTTTGAAGCGCGATGTAGATGCTTTTTGGCGGGGCCGTGCCCTTGAGTTCCCAGAGGTGTCCAACTGCGTAGGCTGTTTCCACAAGCCCGCTCGCGTAATAAATGCGCAGTTTGGATTAGAGCCTGAGAAAATGCGCTGGTTTGCA